CCGATTATATCTGACAGATTGTCCTCTTCCTCTGCCTCGTCCTGCTCCGGCGTGGTTTCCTCGTAGAAACCATAAGCCAGAAGCCGACTCTCAGCTTCCGCCTGAAGGGCGGCTTTTGCGGCCAAGTACGCTGGATCTTGCAGGTTGCCCTTATATGCGTTCGTCAGCGCCTGCTTCCGGGAAGCCCAATCTTCCCGATAGGCGTTGACATCTCTAAGAAAGGCGTCTTGCTCCTGTTGAGAGCCCTTGCTTGCAACAAGGGCCCTCCAGGAGGGAGCCGATATCTGCCTGATCATGTAGTCGCCGTCAGGCTGATGTCGAGCGCTCCGGCGGCGAAGCTAGGCGTATCATTAGTTCCTATGGTCTTCTCCTCAGACAGAGTGCCATAGGCGATGACCGCTGATCCGCCGTTCGTGAGATGGTTGGCGATGAAGAAGGTATCCAGCGTGCCCCAAGAACCCGATGCTTGCGGAAAAGTGATGGCGGTCTTGTTGTCCACCACCCCGCCGGACGCGGTGTTCCAATTGGTGCTGCTGTTCCCGACCGTGACGCGGGCATAATTGTTGCCGGATGGCTCGCCGGTCACGGTGCCATCGGCAGCAACCGCAGTGGCCAGGCCTATGTAGAGATTCGACGGAGCGGTGTATGGAGAGCCCGCCGCACCGAATATCAGTCCGAGAATCGTGTTCATCCATAGAGTTGTGAAGCCAGATGCTACCATAACTTAACCCCCTGAATTCTTTCACATAGCAGATAGAGCCTAATCAGCGCCTTCTGCCACATTGGGACTTTTGGATACATTGCCCTAAGGACCATTCCCGTGGTGATCCTGATAGATCCCTTTAGAGGCACAATCGGCATGATTTGACCTCAGACAATGAACCAGACTTTGGTCACTTTGCCGCCCGGTGCGGTACTCGTGTCGATCGTGTTCTGTGCCAGCACCGTTGAGGATACAGTCACTGTCGGGGCGGTGGTCTCCCGGACATTATCAAGGGCCACCATGATCACTGTATTTGCGGGGAGCTTGGTATTGAGCCCCAGCTTGTCGCTTGTCCCAATCTTGACAGTCCGTGTGGTGCCGCTGGTCGTGGCATTGATCATTGTGACCGTGGCGAAGGCCTTGGCAGTGGTCACTGGGGTCGAGGAGGCAGAAAAGTTAGCCCATTCCGTGATAGTTGCCCCGCTGATATCGGTTCCAGTGAACTTGATCGCTGTGGTGACCACATCCGAAGGTGTCACCAGGAGACAGCGGGGTACGTCTGGCTGAGCGAGGAACTGAGATCTTGACGGGTCCAGGGCTAGGGCGGTGGTGGAGTTCAGAGATGCTCCGTTCACCAGCTGGTCGTCGTCAGAGGACTCGGCGGCGGGGATCGTCTGAATAGAGATCAGGCCCTTCAAGTTCGCGCCGACGGCGTCGGTCTGAACGGTGCGGCCTGTTCGGATCTTCTCAGGATACCAGGTGCCCTGGCCAACCACCAATCCTATCATCAGAAACAATGACAATAAGACTATAAGATATCTCATTCTTTTTACTCCTTATTGGTTTTCTTAAGGCACCAGAACCGCGAACGGGAATCTAGTCGCATCCGTCTGGTTGACCAGATTCTTGGGGTTTGGCAAGGCCCAGCCCATTCGCATAGTCATCCTGAGAGCCACCATGTCATCCTGGAAGAGGTTATAAACCAGATTGCCGGAGCTGTCATGGATAGATGCCTCAGTGGCGATCTTCCAGGTGATATCCTGGCGGATGCCATATACGGCCTGGGACCAATCCCCGGCCACGAGCAAGGACTTGGCTGGATCGAATGCGCCATTGTTGGGGAAGTCCAGAGGCGCGCCATCGAGCAGATAGCGATTCGCCTGCTTCATATCGGTGGTGAAGATCGGCACACCATCCGATGACCGGAGCCCTCTGAGCTTGCCCTTCATGCTTATAGCGGCCAGGGCCCCATTCACCAAGTAGCCATCCTGTTCTACCAGGGAAAACAGGCCATTGTCTGCCAGCAGACCGTCGTACAGGTCAGCGAAGGTGAGACCAGAACCGATCTGAGAGCTGACATCGATGGTATTGCCCGTGGTGGCACACTGTGTGACTATGCCATCCGGCCAGTTGGCAGGGGCAATGCTGCCCGCATTGTCGTAGAGGATGGCTTGATCTATGAGCTTACCAGCTGCTTCGATGAGCCTGGGCTTGACCATGCCCCACAGGTCGAAGTTCTGTGAGGCCATATCAGCAATGACCGACTCAGGAACTGGCACAATCACAGCAATCTCCTCAATGTACATGGTCACGCCGGACCAGGACATATCTGTGGTCTTCTTGGTATTGGTTGCGCCCCTGCTCCCAGCTACTTCAGTCGTGAAGTATGCAGTAGGAAATGCATTTATCATGGGAATCTTGTAAGTGGCCGCGTTGATAGGAGGCAGCCGCTTCATTTTTCCCAGGCAAAAGCTATTCGTCGGCAGAGCTTCGATTATTTCTTTGCTCTGCTGATCCGGCAGCAGATAGGTGCTTGCATCTGTCCGGCTGATAAAGGAATCATAGTCTGACATGTGTAATTACCTTCTTTTGTTATCTCCCGCCTCTGCCAACGGCATCGAGGAAGGCTTGATTGAACGGATCTCTGGTAGATCCGGAACCACCTTTTGGAGTTGGACCACCAGCCCGATCCAGGCCCCTGGACTTAGACCATGCTTTGGCGTCCTCCTCAATCTCTTGTGGGGTGCTGCCTCGGATCCGGTCCCAGTCCTCTTCTGGAATGTTATACAGGCGTCCATACTTGATCCGAGCCCGTTCGAGTTCAACTTGAGCCTTGAGGGAAGCGTTCTCTTTTTCAAGTTCTGCCACTCTCTCGGCTGCCTTTTGGGACTCGGATTTGCGGGACTCCTGGAATTTGTCCCATTCGTCCGCCTTGGCCTTTAACTCCCGTTCGCGCTTCTGGTAAGCTCGCTTCTCTTCAGCGAGGATCTTATTCAGTTCATCCTGGGAGAAGGTCTTGGGCGTTTCCTGGTTCTGCTGCCTTCCGGCAGCCCCGGCATCTCCGCCGGTATTGGTGTTTAAAATTTCTTCAGTCATGTCATCACCCATCGATTACCCGCGATGGTCCGGTAAAGTGAAAAGATGATTGGGAATTCTACTCAACCAGTCGTGCAATTTCTTCAGGAGCGAGGGATAGCACGTGTTTGCAACCGACATGAAACACGCCTGCGCTTCGCGCTTCGTCGAGTGACGGATACTCCGGATCTGTGCCTGAGAGACTCATGGTCCGGCCTTGCCAGGGGGTGCATCTTGGACATGACCCCGAATGGCTGGAAAGCCTGACTAGATCATGGCCGTGCTCCTGAAGGCGGTTGATAGTCCCCTGCCGGAAAGCGCCTTTGGTCGCTTCTGTCGCAAGAACTTGTGAATATCGGCGCATGTCCCACTCTTTGCCCGCCTTGTCAGTGAATCCTGTGATCCCCTTCTCGGCGAGGTCTGCCTTGATCCTCTTGGCTGCTTGCTTTGTGGTCTGGTAGCCGATGACAGCGCCCTTTGAGGCCTCCAGGGAGATCGCCCTGGCGAGGTCGTCTACCTTGCGGCCTACGACCTGCCCCACATCCTGGAGTCGATTGTAGGTATTTTCGGCCAGCACTTGCGCAGCCTGCTGGTGGATGCTGCCAAAGCCAGGTATGACCTTGCCGCCCACGAGCGGGTCTTTGTCCGCCCATTCAATCCCCTTTAAGTAGCTGGCCGGGATTGCCTCCGAGCACCAGGTCCGAGATCCCTTCAGGAGATCGGCCCTGATCTGTTGGACTCTCTGGAGGAGCGTCTTCTGCCAGGCCAGAGAATAGGACTCGGAGGAAGGATCTTGGAGAAGGAGCCTGTTGATCTCGGTTAAGATCTCCTTTTCAGCCGCGCCATACAGCTGAATCAGGCGCTGGGCCTGAGCGTCACTGAGCGGGCTCTGGCTCGACATTCTCCTCAGCTCCGGGCAGCTCTATGAGCGGCGGCTCCGGCCTGCCGATCTCCTGCTCGCCCTTCAGCTTTTCCATTGCATCTTGCAGAGCTTTGCCCTCCAGCTTGAACAGCATCTTGAGGGCCTGCTCTAGCCAGATCAGCCCCTGGGCTCTGAGCAGGGCAACGTTCTGCACGGTCTCCTTGAAGTCCTCCGGTAAGCCATCCTGCCAGGTAATCGAGACGGACTCTATTGGCACCGCCCCGGCGTAGCCTCTGGAAAGTTCGAATGCCATGAAGGTCTGGAGTTCTGCCCGAATGCTCGGATCGGCCACGAGCTTTAGCCTGTCTACTTTCTTCAGCGGCACGAAGAGCATTAAGCGCAGCGCCGTCCCGCTTGCCTGAGCGCCCATC